CCTTGAGTTTGGCTTCGATGGCCTTCATTAAATCCTCATCGTCCTGTGATGGGTCGCCCCAGCCAATGACATCTCGCCAGAGATTGTTACGCTCCTCATCCGTCAGCCCGACCCACTCACGCTTGTAAATCTCGGCCTCTGGTATTGCCTGCTCAACCAGCTTGTGCTTGTTCAAGTCCCACCAGATTTTTGTCAGGTGTGTTGTCATGTGTTCTCCCCTTTTACTTTGTCGATGGCGGCACGGGCTGCATCATGGGCGCTCATTGCTTCTTCAATTTCATGCCCATCCCATTGGGCCTCAAGTAAATCTGTATCTGTTGGAAAAGAACGCATCAAACGCATCAGCGCCTTCAGCAGTTCAGGCGCGGCAGCGGCCAGCTTCCAGTCTTGCTCTGTGACTGGTCCGATCAAGTCCCAATCATTGCAGCCCACATAGACGGCTTTCCACGGCCCCGGCGTGTGCTCGATCATGCTTCCCCCTTTATGCCGTGTGCGGCTTCGCATTCAAGCCATCCAAGTTTGAACATCTTGCCTTCGGCTTGCGTCATCTCGCACGGTGACTGAGGCGGCAGCGGCTTGCGCTGATTCATGCCAGTCACCTTCTCGTAGTCCTCGAAGCATTCAGCCGAGTGCAGGTTGGGGTTGGTGCTGCCACAGTTGCGTCCGGCGCAGGGTTGCATTTGTGGCTGTGGGGCGGCGTAGAGGGCAGCGATTCTCCGCGCCAGTTCACGGCGGCTGCGCTTACCACCGCCCTCGTCCCATTGAATGATGGTTTCGTAGACAGTTTCCAAAGCCACAGGCTGCCCCTCCAACTCGGCTATGCGCTTCGCCATGCGCTGCTGTTCCTCCACCATCACAGCCATCGCGTCCCAGTCAGGGTTAAACTCGTTTGGCTGCGCCAGCCTCTTGCGCAGAACAATGATGGCTCGGTGTTGCCTATTAAGTTGTTCGTGATCGCCATAGTCCTCGATCACCGGCAAGTTCCACTCCAGCGCATCCAGCGCCTGTTGCAATAAAGCTCGGTCAGTCATTTCTGCTCCTTGTTCGGCCACTCAGCCCAGTACATCGGTGTGCCCACCGCATCTTCAATATCGCCAACGGTGACCACAAAGTCACGGGCGGTTAGTTGAATGCGCTCTGGCTGCGCCAGCCTCTCGCGCAGGGCGGCGATGGCATCCACCGTGTAGCCTTTCTGCATGTGCGGATACTGCTTGGCGTGAAGTTCCAGCGCCTCCAGCGCCTGCTGCATCAGTTCGCGGTCAGTCATGCCAGCGACCTCCATTTACTTTTAGGCTCGTTTGCCCGTTCGACATAAAAATGAATTAGGAAATTAAAAATCTGCACGTAAGTCATGTTGATGCCGGTGTCGCGCTTGATGCGCTCGCGGATCAAGTCAATGTCCTTGGTCACCGGCACCGTGATGCGCTTGGTCTTGGGGTCAATCATGGCTTCACCTCGGTAGCGGTGTGCAGATAGGCGTTCAAGCGCTTAATCTTGGCCTCGTAGTACTTGCACATTGAGTCAGCGTACTCACGGCTGCTCTGCACCTCCAGCAGCCTGCGCTTGGAGTCTTCCAACTCCTTGAGTGCCAGCGCCTCGGCACTGGGCACCTTGTACAGTGACTTCACAAACTCGATGGTGTCTTTCAGCATTACAGTTACTCCTTTGGTGGTTGGTGTGACACAGTGTACCACAGGTCATGCGCCCTTTGTCAAGCGGTATTGTTTGACTGCGTTGCGAAGCCCTGCCTGTGTTGTGGCCTTGTCATCAAGGGCCAGTGCCTGCGCCTGATCCAGCGTGTCTTGCATCAGGATGCGGTGGCAGATCACCGGCACCCCTTGGCCCTGGCGGCGCACTCGGGCGTTGAATTGCTCGTACAGGTCCAGGCTCCAGTTCAGCCCGTACCAGACGAGGATGTGACCGTTCTTCTGCAACCCGTCGATACCGTGGCCCATGCTGGCCGGGTGGCCGATCATCAGGGCGCAGTCGCCCGTCTTCCACCTGTGCATCGCATTGGTCAGCGACACCTCGCTCTTACACTCGGTCAGGTTGATCGGGTCAAGGTGCTTGAACTTGTCCATGATCCGCTGGGCGTCTGACCTGTAGGCATAGGCGCACAGCACCGGGCTGCCCTGGGCCTCGTCAAGAATGTCTTCAAGCGCCTCCAGCTTCAAGTCATGCACCGGCTCCCACAGCGGCATCCCGGCCACCGGGTAGATCGCACCGTTGGCGAACTGGAGGCACTTGTTGGTCAGCGACGCTTGGTTGAACATCTCGACCTCCTTGCCGCTGTCGAGTTGCAGGAAGAACTCGCGCTCCATCTTGTCGTACTTGGCCCGCAGGTCGTCGGGCATCTCGATCTCGATGTTGTTGACCATGAGGTCAGGCAGCGGGTTGTAGTCCTCGGCGCTCATCTCCAGCGTGATGTCACCGATCAGCTTCTTGATGGTGTCCTCGGTGTCTTCGTAGGGCACCTCCTTGTACGGTCCCACCTTGCGGTAGAACCGGGTGCGGAAAGCTGTCTTGCTGGTGCCCAGGCGCTCACCCCTGTCCACTACGAGAAACTGGCCGTGGAGGTCTTTGTAGCCGTTGCTGGCAGGGGTGCCGGTCAAGCCCGTTGTCCAGTCGAACTTGTCGGCGATCTTGCGAAACGCCTTGACCCGGTTCGTGCTGGAGTTTTTCATCTTGCTGATCTCGTCCCAGATGATGCCGTTGAACGGCAGCGGGCGATCCTTCTTGACAAAGTAGGTCTGGAGTGTCTCGGCCAGCCAGCCCAAGTTCTCGTAGTTGATCAGGTACACATCGGCAGGACGCAGCAGGGCGCGGGTGCGCTGATCCTTGGTGCCCGTGACCATGCTGAACTTCAGGTGCTTGGTCTGTTCCCACTTCACTGCCTCCTGGCGCCACACCAGTCGGATGACCCGGATCGGGGCGACGATGATCACGCCCCGCAGGAAGCCCGTGCGTAGCAGATGCGCGAGGCTGGTCAGCGTGATGACGGTCTTGCCCAGGCCCATGTCCAGCCACAGCATCGAGTGTGGATGGGTGCATTGGAAGTTGACAGCCTTTTGCTGGTAGCCGTGGAGCAAGTCAGGTGTCAGCATACACCACCGGAATAGTCATGCGAATCTCTGTACCGCTGTGTTCAAAGCAGAGAGTGTTACCAGAGATGCGAACACGAATGAGGTGTTTTTCGTCCCAACTTAATCCAAACATTGCAATGGCGTCTTTAAGTTTTTCGTAGAGCAAGTCAGCATTCATGTCAAAACTCCAAACGTGTCAATAACCCACAGACCCGTGGTCACGTTGTCCACCACAAACACCTGAACACCGTGACCGCGCAGACGCTCATGCTCACGGTCCTGGGCAGGCGTGGGCTTCTGACCCTCGCGCTTGAACTCGATGAAGAATATCTTGCCATCGGGCCGCACAAACATTCGATCAGGTACAGCCATTCGATTGGGGCTGGTGAACTTGTAGACCAGCAGCCCGCGCTCCTTGGCGTAATCGCAGACCTTGGCTTCAATCTGTTTTTCGAGCACTGCGGTTCTCCAGTTGAATCAGCAACTCGATGTAGTGCTTGGCCTTCTCCAGATCGGCGATGCCGTTTTTCTTGCGCCAGCGGCTCACGTACTTGACCACGTTGCCCTCGAAGTACCCCAGCGCGTTGGCGTAGATGTACTCGACTGGCTGAATCGGCAGGTCTTTGTAGTGGTTGCCGTCAACCTGTTTGTCCAGTGCTGTCATTCTGTTCCACTCCTCAAGTTCTTCAGGAGTTACCTCGGTTGTCATGTTAGGTATTTTCATTTTCAAAACTTCCTGTCTTAAAGTTGTACACACGGCTGCGAATGTACGCAGACATCTCTGCATCCGTCATTCGCGTGGTCACTGGCGGCACATATGTGCTTGGTGGGTACTCAAACGGTCCAGTGTGGTTGTTCCATTCATCAGCAATCTGCTTGGCATGTCCCTCGCCAGTCACCACGGCACCGGGTTTGTCGGGGAACGTCAAGCAATTGAAACCGTTGACGTTCATGACACCCCACCAGTTCGGACCAACTTGCTCGGCGCGATATGGGCCGACAGCAAAGTATTTCGCAGGCACTGCCCTCAGGCTAGACCCAGACATAACTTCTCCACTTCTCTGACGTAGTATTCAAAATCCACGGGTGCCGTGGCGTCCTTGATGTCGTTGCAGACCTGCACACCCCAGCCACTCTCGACGCCGATCTTGCGCCATTCCTGCTTGCCCTTGAGCGGTGGCATCCACTTGAACAGGGGCTTGCCGCCCTTGGCGATGTAGTAGCGCGTGATGTTCTGCACCCGAGCCTCGCCCCACTGGAGGTAGCTCGACCTGGGCACCTTGGCGCGAAGCATGAAGTCCATGATGTCAGGCCATTGCTCCACTGTCTGCCTGATCGGCGCACCCTCGACCAGCACCTTCTCGGCCACCTTGGGGATCACAAGACCGCCAGCGTTCTGATGCCAGCCAGCCTTCCACTCGTAGGCGCCCTTGCGCTTGACGGAACCGTCCTCGTACTGCCCGATGTAGTTGTTGACATCCCGAATGAAGACGCGCTTGTAGACGGCTTCCTCAAGGTTCAGCCCGGTGCGGGTCTGCCACGCTGCGCGGGCCATGTCTACCAGCCACTTATTGGCCCTGGGCACCCGCACGGTCAGACCGTCGGTGTTGATTTGGATCAGGCGCAGACCGGGGATGTGCATCAGCCCCTCGGCCAGCAGGCACAGCAGCAGTTGCCCGTTGAGCGTGATGCTCATGGTGAACAGCGGATCGTAGAACACGCTGAACTGGTTGTTGCTGTCACCGTAAACGCCGTTGAGCGCCAGCTTCAACATGGCCGATTCAGCCGACTTCTTGGGGTACTGCTTGCGCTGCTCGAACAGGTGCTTGTAGATCGTGACGAAGGTCTTGCCCAGGTGCGCCGGGTAGAACCCGTTCGTTATCGCCAGATTAGGGTAGTAAGAAGTAACGTCAAGATCAACAATGACGCAATCATCGTCAGACTCGATGACCTCCGACTCCACTGAACCATGTATGCCACCAAGGCCAAACACAAAAGTGAAACCGCCAATGGTGGCAGTGAGATCATTGAAGACTCCTTTCGTTTCGGTAATGACCTGACCCTTGAGCCAGTCCAGCACCCGGTTGAACTCGGGCTGCTCGAACGCGATCCAAGGCAAGATGGCGTCCTTGAGTGCGATGGTCGGGCGCTTGGTCTGCCTGGGGGTGCGGCCACCTGAGCCGTAGTCGTAGCAGGAGACACCGGCCTCCTCCAGCTTCATGACGAAGTAGTCCTTGCCGATTTTGGTGTCGTTGTGGTTGATGAAGTCACGGTCGTACTTGAACGTCAACTCCTCGCGGAACTTGAGCATGTCGTAGGTGTGCTTGAAGAACGCCTTGGTCTGTGCGACATCGTGGGCGTTGTAGCGCTTGAGCACCTCGATCTGCTCCTGCGTGAGCGTGGTGCCTACCGGGAACGGCAGGTCTTCAATGTTGTCAGATCGCATGTTGAACTCCAGCACCTTCAGGCTGGTGGCGCGGGCCTTGTTGTCGAAGTGGTGAATCTTGAACAGGTCGATCTGCTCGACGAAGCGGTCAGACGGGTTGACTTGGTGTGTCCACTTGCTGTCGCCCTCGTCTTGTGAGCCGATGATCGCCATCGCCTTCTGGTACAGCGTGGGCGCGTCTGAGCGGCCCATGCGGATCAGCGTATGCAGGACGGGGTAGTCGAACCCCAGGTTATTGAACCCGACCATGCGGGCATTCGTATCCTTGAGATACTGGAGAAACGCGACGATCTCACGGCTGTCGTTGCGCCAGTCGCTGATTTCAAAAGCCCAGCGTAGCGGCGCTTCTGAATGCTCCACCGCCAGCGTGAAGACGTTGGGGTAGGTTTCGATGTCGTACACATAGTCGTTACTCATTACGGTTACTCAAAGGGGTGGGGTCAGGCGAGAGGACGGGGCTTTTGGTTGCCCTGCCCGGATGGTTACGGGTGCCCCGTCAGCAGGCCCGACCCCGAAACTTACTGGCTCATCATGAAAGGCGGCAGCGGCATGGCTGGCGCTGCGGCAGGGGCAGCACCGAACATACCAGCAGGCGCCTGGGCAACAGCGCCGAACAGGTTCGACGCATCGACTGCGCCCTCACCAAACGGCTTGTCGTCGCCAGCGAACTGGACAGCGATCAGGTCGGCGCGGATGCCGCGACCATGCTTGTTGTCTTGCAGCCAGGGCTTGACCGCAGCGTTGACCCGGCAGCCACCGTACATCTTGCGAGCCAGTGCCTGATAGGCCATCGTGTTGGCGGGGTCGATAGGCTGGCCGTCAGCCTGAATCATCTGCGGCTGCGAGTCGCGGCCAGCGGTGATGAACACATGCCCGGCGTAGCCGTCGTAGGGCTGGAAGGTCTTCTTGTTGACCTTCTCCTCGCCACGACCGTAGCAGCGGGTCTTGCGGTCGCCTTGGATCATGCCCATGACCGTGTTGGCGTGTTCCTTCCACTTCTCGACGGCCAGGGCGCCGTACTTCTGCATGAACTGCTGAAAGCCAGCATGGTCTTGAGCCATGATGAACTCGCAGTTGTAGCTGATGCGCTCCTTGCCGGTCTGCTCGTTGACTTGGCGCTGTGGCTCCGCGAGGTGCGGGAAAGACAGACGGACGTTACTCAGAAAAATGATGTCGGACATTACGGTTACTCCAGTTTAAGAAAGCCACGGGGGCAGGGTTTCGGCAGCGGGTGCTGCCTCGACTGCGCTGAACATCGGCGCAGCGTTGGTTACGACAGCCGGACGGCCATCGGATTCGGGGACGACGGTCAGCTTGCCAGCCATCTTGACGACGTACTCTTTCTCCATCGTCTTGAGTTGGCGGTCTGACAGTTGCATCTGCGTACCGTCGCGCTTCTCCCAGGTCAGCTTTTCAGCCTTGGCGGGAGTGACGAGTTTGGTTTCGTAGATCGCGGTCTTGGGGATGCCCATCTTGACCAGCTTCTCGGCCATCTGCTCCTCGGGCAGCGCCCAGGTGCGGGAGCCACGGCCATTGACCAGCTTTAAACCTGGGATCGACTGGCCCGCCTGCAAGCGGCGCAGGGCTTCGGCTTCTACACCTTCGAGGAGTTGACGCATGAGCGGTGCCGCCTCCATGATCTGCTTGATCTGGGCGTCATCCATCGTCGTGGGGTCTTTGTCAGCGCTTTGCTGCGCGACATCCATCGGGTTGATTACTGCGGGCTGGAACATGATTCCTACCTCCTTCATTACGTTACTGGCAAGGGCGGCGCAGGAGCCTTTGGCCTTGCAGAATTTACATTGACTGTCACCCGGCACAAGCGGCGCATCTGGTTGATCAGTGGCAGCGGCTTGCATCACGATTGTACCCAGGTTGCTCAACAAGTCACTGACTTTCACCTCATGCGAGGTGATGATCGGCATCCCCTTGAGTCCCAGCTTGGGCTGGATGATGGTCATGATCACGCGGCTGACCGGGTACGGCACGTTGATGGGCAGCTTGTAGCCTGCCAGCACCCCGTAGGCGTACTGCTCAAGCTGCACGTTGCCCTCGGCGCTCACCACGCCCATGCCGTCCTTGTAGTCGATGATCTCGATCCAGTCATCCCCGATGATCTGGCAGTCCACCGTGCCGCTCAAGTCCTTGCGGCCCAGCAGGTGCTCAGGGTCTACCTTCTGCTCAGACACGACCTTGAAGATGCCGCCCACTGACCGCTCGATGATGTAGTTGATCGCCAGCTTGACCCGATGTGCGCGGTCCTTGTCAACGACAAACTCACCCTCGTGGTCCGCAAACTTCTTACCGACCTGATCCAGCGGGTCAGACAGACCGTTCTTGATGCAGTGCTCCAGCAGCGTGTGACTGTGGGTGCCGTCAATCGCGGCAGGACCGCCCCCATCGTCGGGGTACTTGGCCTCCTCGCGGATCGAGCCTGGGCACACGGCCCAGCGATGCCGCTTGGAGGGCGACAGCTTGGCGTGGTCGCTCACTTCAGCGCCTCAACACCAGCGAACAGGGCGCCGTAGTGCTCAGGCTTGACATCGTTGATGTTGCCGTAGCCCATGCTGGTCAGCACAGTCTGAATCTGGGCACCCTTCTGAGGGCCGAGGGTCTTGTACGAGGTCATCACGTAGTCGATCAGCCCCTTGGGGTCACTGAACGGTGCGCCAGCAGGAGCGGCGGCCACGGGTGCGGGAGCCACGAAGCTGGGCGGTGCGGGCATCACGGGAGCCGGGGCTGCGGGGGCTGGTGCGGTAAAGGTCTGCGGTGCCGATGGTGCAGGCGCTGCAATCACCACGGGGGCGGCTGGCGCTGCTCCAGCTTCCAGCTTGGCAGTCAGGGCGACCACAGCAGCGGTCAGGGTTTCAATTTTGGCTTCGAGTGACATAAAGATTTTCCTTACGGTTTACGGGAGGGACAATGGAAAGGCGGTCTTCGAGAAACGCCTCTATGATTTCACGCAAGACAGTAGACGGCTGCCCGTACTTCTTGGCCTTGGCGTGAAACTTGGTGCGTGTACTGGCCGCAACTCGCACGGTCAGAAACACAGATTTGGATGTGCTCATCGGATAAATTCCTCATTCGATGCTTGCAATCGTATCACAGGTGCTGTACGATGTGCAACAGGTCAAGCGAAAAATTTTTGGAGCAGTCAATGACGAGCAGAAAAAGAAACGCCCCGGAGGTCAGCCGGGGCGTCAAGGCTATCAACAGGAGATGGTTGGCAACTGCATTCACCAACGGGGTCAGTGTATGACAAGTGCAGCCATCGTGCAATCACACCCCGCATCAGTTGACGCCTACATCCGACATGGCTGGAGCCTTGTACCCATCCCACCGGGCACCAAGGGGCCGCGCACCCCCGGCTGGAACCTCAAACAGAACGCCCTGAAGACCCAGGCCGACCTGCCTGCGGCCTACGGTATCGGCCTTGCCCATGCGTACAGCGGCACGATGGCCTTTGACATCGACAACTGGGACGCCACCATCGCCCAGGGCATTGACGTTCAGACACTCTACGACGCCCCCGATGCCGTGGTCATCCACAGCGGTCGGCCTGGGCACGGTAAGCTGCTCTACCAGATGCCGTTCGGCTTGTCCCTGCCCTCGAAGAAGGTCATCATCGACGGGCTAACCGTCTACGAGCTACGCTGCGCCACGGCCAACGGGTTGACGGTGCAGGACGTTCTGCCCCCGAGCATCCACCCCGACACCCGGCAGCCCTACCACTGGGCTGGTCGGGGCCACTGGACGCGCCTGCCTACGATACCGCAGAGCCTGCTGGACATCTGGCGGTCCCTGCTCACGCAGGACAAGGAGCGCACCATCACTACGGACGGCGTGGTCGATGCGTCATGGGAGGAGATCAGGCAGGCTGTCGAGGCGATCCCTGCCGACTGCTCACGCGAGGAGTGGGTCAACGTGGGCATGGCCCTGCACTGGGCAGGCACCCAGACAGACCAGCTTGACGCAGCCTTGAGCCTGTGGAACGAGTGGTCAGCCCAGTCCCAAGCCAAGTACCCCGGCGAGCGCGGCATCGCGGGTCAGTGGCTCAGTTTTAAGACCGACAAGGCCACAGCGGTCAAGCTGGGCACCCTGTTCCACATCGCCAAGCAGCACGGGTGGCAGCGGCCCACGCCTGATGCGGCAGCCCTGTTCAGTAAGGTAGACACCCCACCGATGGCCCCGGTCGATGTCATGCAGGGGCTGCGGCCACCGCCGCCCGAGATGGACATGAGCCTGTGGCCGTCGGTCTTGCAGACCCGTGCCAACGAGATCAGCGAAAGCGTGGGCTGCGACCCTTTGGTCCCTTTGTTCGCTGGGTTGAGCGCTGTCTGCGGGGTGGTTGACGCTCGGATCAGGCTCGAACTGATGCCAGGGTTCAGGGTGCCCCCGGTGCTCTGGCTCATGACCCTGGGCGATCCAGCCGACAAGAAGTCACCGGGCAGTCGCCCCATGCTCTCACCGATCAAGGACATCGAGGCCGAGGACCGGCCACGGTTTCAAAAAGAGATGCTCGACTGGGAGGGCAAGGAGGCGGCTTATGCCAGCGCCAAGAAGGCGTTTTTAGACTTCTCAGCCAGCCCCGACGCCCTGCTCGGGGGCCAGCCCCCAGCCGTGCCCGAGATGCCAGCGCAGCCCGTGCCGCTGAAGATCACCGTATCAGACATCACCAGTCAGAAGCTGGTGCGCTCGGCTGCTGACCGTCCCCGTGGCCTGCTGTGCTACCTCGACGAGATGAACTCATGGATTCGCAAGTTGACTGACAAGACCAGCGGCGAGGATCGGTCAGCGTGGGTGGTCAGCTACGAGGCAGAGCGTTACGAGATGGACCGCGTGGGTGCTGGCGCGATCCACTGCGACAACTTAGCCGTTTCGATCTACGGGAACATCCAGCCCCAAGTTTTCAAGCAAAACTTAGCCTCTCTCGCAGCGGATGGCCTGTTGCAAAGGTTTATACCAGCGATCCTGCGGGGCAGCAAGACGCGCCTGGGTAACCCGGTGCCCGAATACATGACGAGCGCCCAGTCATGGGAGAACACCCTGCGCCTTGTCTATGCCCTGCCCCCGCAGACGTACAGGTTGTCCCATGAAGCGTACACAGCCTATCGTGAGTTCCAAGCATGGTACGAGAGTGCCAAGCAGGACGAGAGGCTGCTCAATGCCTCATCCGAGTACATGACCGCCTTCGGCAAGCTGGAGGGCACAGCGGGGCGCCTGATCTTGCTGATGCACCTGATCGAGAACCCGTTCTCCCCATCCGTCGATGTAGCCATCGTGGATCGCGTGGTGGCTTTGATCAAGGGGTACGTGATCCCCGCGTTCCGCTACGCCCTGGGCGAGCTTGCCGGGGTGCTGGATGACTCGTTCGACCAGTGGATGACCGACTACATCATCCAAGTGAGCAGCGAGACTCAGATGGTCGATCTGCGGAGTCTGAAGCGCTCGGCCAGGAGGCGCCTGGAGGGCAAGACCGAGTGGCAGAAGGATCAGATGGTCTTGGATGCCATGTACACCTTGGAGAAGGCTGGCTGGGTAGTGCAGGTCGAGGAGAAGATGACCAAGCACCACGTGGTGTGGGCCATCAACCCGAGCATCGCCACCATGTTCAGGGATCACCGCGAGAAGGTCATCAAGGCCAAGCAGCGCCACGCCGACTACATCTACCGCTACGCCACGGCCAAAGGGTATGAGCGCAAGCTGGTCAAGGGATATGACCCCGAGACAATGGACTGATCGAATTGGCCCATCGTCTGGTTCAAAGCCTTAACCGGCTTGACGGCTGGTTCGATGCCTTAGTCAGCCCATTGTCTGGTTCAAAGCCTTAACCGGCCTGACGGCTGGTTCGATGCCTTAGTCAGACTTTTTGCGCGGCCTGCCCCCTTTGCGCCGGGGCGGCGGCGCCAGGGGCGCGGGCGGCGCGGTCAGGGGCGCCGGTTCCAGCGCTTCGAGCAGGGCGGGGGCGAGTGCTTCCAGGGCGCTTAGTACCCCCAGCAATCGGACGGCGGCGGCACTGGGTGCCCGTTGGCCCGCAGTCCATTTTCTGAGGGTGTACACGGGCACCCCCAGCAAGCCAGCGGCCCGGGTTTCACATAGCCCCCGGCGGGCAATCAGGGCTTGCAGGTCAATCGAGAATTGTTTGTCGGTCATATCAGGGTCCAAAGGAAAGCCCCCGGGGCTACCCGGGGGCGGGGGTTACTTTCGAAACAGCAGGGACAGAATAATCAGGATCAATCGGATCGCGCCCCCTATGAGGGCGACGATCAGGGCCAAGGCGGTCAATCGGGATCCCCCGGATAAGCCCGCTCATATCGGGCCGCATACACCTCATCTTTCAATTGCTCAATTTCAGCGGTCGCCCGCCCCAATGCCGCCTGTAGATCAGCGATCCGGGCCAATAGGCCCGCAGTGGTTACATCGCCCCGGGCATACGCGGCCCGCTCAAGTTCTTCGGTTGTCATAGTTCAGCCTTTCACAATTGGAATCACCCGGCGAGCTTTCGCATCGGTAACCCGGGCACGGGTTCCATGAGCACGGAACCCAATAATTACGCGCCGATCGGCCCGGGCGCAAAGCCCACAAGTGGCGCAGGAAACATCCTCACGGGTCTGAGCGGGGCAGACGATGATGGTCCGGCCCGCTGGGGTTTCGGTTTTCTCGGGGCAGTCAATCGGCACGATTGCGACCACCGGCAAGCCCGTTTCGGCCAGTGCATCGGCTTCGCCCGCGTCATCAGCGCTTAGGTTTACAGTGAAACCCCAGCGGGTAGCATGGCCCGCCCACTCGATAGCCTTGGGGCTTTTCTTGTGGGTGTAGGTAAAAC